ATTGAGAATGGTTCCCATTAAGCTGCGACACGCCGGGTCGGTTTGACATGTGTAACGTGTTGTGCTACGCGAATGTGTGCGTGGGATTGGGGTGCGGTTGCGGCGTGCCGTGTTGCGTGGTGTGATATTATAAGAGTGTCGGTTTTTGATGAAAGGAAAAATAAAATGATTAAGTTTAATGCTTATGTTATCGAACTTGAAGAGGACAATTGGTACAAGGTTTGCATTGAAGATGTGATGAAAACTACCGTTCGTGATAATGGTTATTTTGATGATACCGTTATCACGTTCGAGTCCGCACTTGCAACGGTTGTCGAATTTTCGCTTAGTAACGATTATGATTACGTTGAAACCGAACGGTGTTTAACTAAGAAAGGCCGTCGCTGCCGTAAATATGTTATTTCGGTTGATAACGGCGATTGACATATAAAAACCCCGATAGGAAAAAACCTATCGGGGTTAATTGTTATTTGTTAGTTGTGCTCGAATATATTCATATTGTATGCGAAATTGACGATTCCGGCTTTGCCTGTACCATCTAACACGTTTATGATACTGAAATTCATACCGTCGAATTTCAGTTTAAGCGGTGTGCCATCGTCAAGAAAACCTAGTAGCATATTCCATGCACCCCAAGTGTTTGACTTGTTTACGGTGGCGAAAATATTTTGATTCCATTCTGTTTTATTGCCTCGGAATACGTAGGATATGTCTAGTCCGTTAATGAATACTGATAATGTACCGTCCGTTACGCCCGGAAGTGCAACGTCAACATGGCGTTCCACGCGTGGCATTGTGGTTGCGTTAGTTTGAATTGCGGTTGCTATGTATTGTGCGTATATTTCTGACCCCTGAGTGTTTGGGTGTATGTCCGTCATTCCGGTGTGATAGTATAATCCCCAAGATGGCGCGTCCTTGACGGTGAGCACGTTTGCGTTGCGGCCACCGGCGCACATTACACCGTATTTTTGGCCGTCATCGCGTGTAGGCCATGTGTTATCGTACATCATTGGAATAAAAACGATTTTTGAATATGGGAAATTGGTTTTAGCGTAGGTGAGCGCTGTTGCAACGTCGTTTTCTTTCAGTGTATTGTATGCGTCGTTACGGCCACCGCCGATTACAACGTATTTGATTTTAGTTTTATCGGTTGTCGCGCTGTTAGCTCGCTGTAATTGCTGTAGGAATGTCGTGCCGGTGATGAAACCGCTACCGCCGACTGCGTAATTGTTGCATTTCAAGCCTAGTTTTTGTGCCGCTTTTACTATCATGCTATCGGTTGCGGGGTTAGTTGTTCGGAAACCCTCGAAATAGCTGTCTCCGATTGCGATTAGCGTATCTTGTGTAACCGGTATTTGTACGTATCGATTGTCGCTTTCGTTTTTTGTGTATGTGTCGTTTATACGGTTTTTTAGATTGGTTGCGTTTTCTACGGTGTTCGCGCCTAATGCGTTGAGGTTGGCAGTCGCGTTATTCGCGGTTTCGGTTGTGGCAACGAGGTTTGTTGCGGTTGTGTCTATTTTGTTTTTGAGTTGTGTTGCGGTTTCGGTGTCGGTTACACCTAACGCTGTCAGATTTTTGTTGTTGTTTTGCGCTGTTTCTAGTGCTTGCGTGGCCTTACCGCCCGCAGTGTTTGCGTTAGTGTTGATTTTGTATAAGTTATCGTCGATAATATCCATTGACGCATTGTATTGATCATTGAGGTTGGCCGCGTCGCCGGTTTGATATTTTTCGAGGTTGAAATTGGTTGTGTAATCGGTCACGTTAGTTGTCCTTTCTGAGGTTTGTTGGGTGATTTATTTCTTCCTGTACTTTTAGTTGATGTATTACGCGGTCTAGTGTGCGCATTGCAGCGTTGTAGCCGTCGCGTAGGTCGGCTAGGTCGTCTGTTTCGTATAGTGGCAGATGGTAGAACGGTGTTTGTGACGCCATGATTGTGTACCTTTACTCGGTCGGTGGAATTGGGTAGCCCTCTGCGGTTTTTTTGAGCTTGCTGAGGTCGGTGACGGTGAATATTTCCGTTCCGGTACGGTTTAATATGTGGTTGAGAGTGGTGCCAAGTGTTTGCGCGTTAGTTTCGGTCAGGCCTAACGCTTTTATGAACGCTGCTAGACCGTCCGGTAGCATGTTATTGTTCAACGCTAGGTCTGCTTTATCGCTGACGCTTTTTATTGCCGCGTCGATTTTATCCATTGACCCGTTGTATTGGTCAAGTAGATTTGCGGGATTTCCCGCTTCGTACTTTTCCAGTGCATAATTCGTAGTGTTAACCATGATTTATCCTTTCACGCTAACGGTGGATATTGTTCACCGGTGGTTGGATTAGTGACGCGTGGCGTGGCGTCATCGAATATGGTAAGGTTGCCGATTGCGGACGTTTCGTCCGTTCGGTGTTCGGCTAGTTTGCCGGTGTTAATATCGGCTATCTGCGTGACTCGTGCGCCGTACACCGCTAGTTCGCGGTACAAGTCACGTAGCGCGGTTTTACTGTCAGTATATTCGCCTTTAGTAACGTTCCATACTAACTGTGTGTCTCCTATGTGGTCGATTTGTTCTTGTATTTGCGCTATTGCCGTACCGTAGTCGTTTATGTGCGCTTCAATATTTTTTATTCTTGCATCATAGTCGGCTAATGTTTTGTTTATGTCGGTTACGATTTCGTCAAGATATGCTATTATGTGGTCGATTTCACACGCAATATGTTTTATTATTTCCTCTTGACTTTTAGCGTTCCAATAGAACGCGGGTATGGCAGGCGTGTACGGCCATACCGAGAAAAACGGCAGTAATGGAAACATGCGCATTATCCTTTCAATAGTTGTTTATGTTTACCGTCCATAACGGGCTAAAACATGTTTCAAGATGCTCAAGCAACAATACGTCAATATCGACATATTCGCCGTTCCTTATGCGATTGACCTTATCCATGAAATCACCGTTAGCAATCGTCTCATATTGGTTGTCCGTCGCGTTGCTTGCGTAGTCTTGGTTTTCGGCTAGCTGTGTTGCGGGAAAATCGGAAAACACGGTGCGCATTTTATGCCATGTGTCCATATCGGATAGCATGACACCGGAATTGCCGTCAACCGCCGCGTACAATGGTTTCAGGGTCGGCATTATTTCAGCTATCAATCGTAGGAAATGCCGTTTCCATCGGCTTGCGGGCAATACGCCTAGTTCGCGGTCATAGAAACGGTTTTCGATTTTCTTGCAGCAGCGCGTGTATTGCGCGTCATCATAGGCGACGTTTCGCCATGACCATGCGGTATTATCCCAGTCAACGCCGCCCGGCGCATCGAGCAGTTCGCCAAACGTGTATGTCATCACGCCGTGGAAATCGTCGCGCGATTCGCATGGCTGATAATGGTTTATGTCATTCTGCATTGTCATCGTTCATTCTTTCAACGTCTGTCAAGTAAGCGTAGTTGCGGGAAACATTGTCTTCGTTCCATACAACCTGTATCGGTTTCTTGAGATATTTTCCGAATCTTGTGTTGAGAATGTCGCACGCGGCACGCCGTTCCTCTAATTCGCTGAGCGCGCGTAAATCGGTTGGCTCGCCGTAATCGTTGATTTCGTCGGCGGTCTGCCGTTCCATTTTCAACGGAAGATTTTTAATGCCCAACGATTGGTAGAACGCGTTCCAAGTGTTCTGTATATCGTTCTGCAATTCCATGCCGATATATTCGACGTTGGTTTTAAGCACGTTTGCTTTCATCGAATCTGTGAAACCCGGTGTCGCCATGATTGCCATTTCGCCGCCTGAGATTTGCTTGATGATGTTGACGCCCGCCGTTTGCTGCCCGGCTGGAACCTCAAGGATGAACGGCGTTTTTTGATTGAAACGATTTTGCCGACGTGTCATGTACAAATCTTCAATTTCATGCGCGAAAAATTCAATAGTCGGAATGAGTGGCGTACGGGCGCGGTTGGCGTAGATGAAAACACCATTGGAATTGTTCACCGGAAAACGCCAGCCGTTAATACCGTAACTAGTCCATTTCTTCGGTTTGTAATAGACGTTGAAATTTGAGGTAGTCACCGCTTGCGTGCTGAAAAACACGCCCGGTTTGCTATGCGGAAACGCGATTGTGGCGTAGCCGAAATACAGTAAATTGTATTCGAGAAACCATGCGTCGCAAGTTTTCGGCAGATTAAGCCACTTGAAACGAGATAATGCGATATTCAGCATTTGTGAATACGCCATTGAATACGCTTGTGAATTGAGCGCTTGTGATTGCTGCCACATCGGCGCACCGCGTTCGCCCATTTCCGCACGGGTCAACGGCCTTTTATGTGTGCGTTTACGTCCCATGTTTTCCCACCTTATAGATTGTCGTGCACGAAGTCGCCGCCGATTTCCTCGGGTCTGCTCCATATTGTAACACCGGAACTAAAAATATCCCTGATTGTTTGCAATTGTTCGTTTTGCGCAAGCGGGCACACCGTCCATATATCAGCGGTCTGCCAATACGTGAAATGCTTGCAAGGCGTCAACGACGGCTTATTGTAGAGTTTGTTGCTTGCGATACCATAGCGCAGCATGTAATCGCCCGCCGCCGCTATCGCGCCGTTGTCTTCGGTGACGATTTTGATTGTCATGGTATCAAGCCCCGCAGCCTGGCTGAAGTTGTCGCCGCCATACGCGCCAACGGGTTGCGCGGGATGATTGAGCAAATCGCGCCACGCCATGCTGACATTGGAACGCGTGTTAGTCATGACACGTTTGGCATTGTTCACACTCTGATTACGTGCCGCGGTGGCGTTCGTGTTCGCTGTGGTGACGCTTGCGCCCGTTATTGCCGCATTGGCCGTGTTGGATGCATTAGCGTTATCGGTGTTGAGCTGATTGGAACGTTTCGTGCTATCCGTGGCGTAGCTTTTTGCTTGCGCGATAAGTCCCGCGTTGCATTCCAACGCGTTGGTTGCTTTTTTGGACGCCGCATCGCTTGACGCGGTGTACACAAGTTGGTTGTTGGTCAACGCAATCGCCGCGTTATAGCTTGACGTGCCGACACCTATCACACCGGAACTAAGTCCCGCCGCCGCGCCAATTACAGCCGGGAGCGCGGCACCACCTGTAGCGGCGCTTGCTGCTAAACCCGCGCCAACCGATATTGCACTTGTGGCGAGACTACCAAGAGTTGAAGTGACGTTGGTCATTGCGGCTTGTTCTTGCCCGGTAACATATGACGCGGTTGCGACTGCCAAGTCTTCTGACAAATCGGCGTTTATTTTTGCATTTTGATATTTTTGTTCGCTATCCAGTTTGGTGTTTCCGCGCGCTGTTATGTCCGTCGCGGCTTGATTTGCATTAGCTGTTGTCGTGTTGCGCAATCCGTTTGCGGTCGCGGTGTTCGCAACGCTTGTTTGCCCTGTACGCGCTGTGTTGTCACGGCTGACGTTGGCCGTACGTACACCGTTTTCGTACGATACAATGGCGTTTTCACGCGCTTGCGCAACATCTCGATTGTATGCGTCGGCGCGGTGCGCATCGATTGCGCGACGTTGCAGCGCGTATGTTGGTATGTCGTGCGAAATAAGCGTTTTGAGCATGTCCGCGTTCGGCACGTCGGCGGTAACGCTGGCACCGTTGATAGCGTCAATGCTGATAGCCGTATCACCGTCGCTTCCTATTCCGTCAAGCCATGCGATCTGTCGCAATATCGGATAGCTGAGAGATGTGATAGCCTGCGCTGAGAGGTGCCCGCAGTCTGCTATTTCCACACGGGTTTTATTACCGATATTGTCGGATATTTCGAGGTACGCGTAGGGTGCAAGATACAGCCGTGTTATTTGAGCATATTCGTTAGCGTAGCCAAAATCGTTGATTGTCAAATTAATATCGGAGATTTTCGTACGAGCACCGCTAACCGCATGCCATTCGATACCATTCACATTTACGCTGCTGTTAAACTGCATCATGTTTGCGGTGGCGACGAACACCGCTGTAATCTGTGACATGATATGCGGATAATACGCAAAAAGCGTGTCGAAATAATCGCCTGATATTTTGGACGTTTCAAGTGCATATATGCTTACGTTGCTTGCAGTGAGATTGTCAACGGAGTTATACGATGTACCCGAGCCGGTGACGTTTGACGTGTAAATATTTCCGGCACCCCATGCGAAGCCCGTTACCACATCGTCGTTATTACTGTATGTCGGGTCAGTGTCCGTAATGTTCGTGCCCCGCACGTTACTCATGGTTTGCAATTGTTCGGACGAAAATGTTGCGGCTAAACAGATGTATCTTGTACCGTTTTGCAGATTAACCGGCGTGCTTTTTCTGATATTCGATGCGGCGTTGCCATAGTCAACGTCGGGCAGCGTGAAATCACGACAATTCGCGCGCGGGTTTTTTAGCAGTTCTTGCGGTGTCATTTCCGTTAACGGCGCGTGCCCGCGTGACAACAGTAATCCGTTGATTACGGTATTGTTGATGTAGTCCGTCCATACGTCGCGCATAAGCGTGCATGTTGTCGTGTTCGGCGCTTCCGCGCGTACGGAAGTGATGAAAAAATGATAGCGTGTCTGCACGTCGGTTTTCTGATACGGCGTATTGATAATGTCATGTGAAAAGTCAACGACAATGTAATTATACTGTTGCGCTGTCATGTAAGGCACGGGCAATTTTATGCCGTCCGCGTCGGCGCGTGCGATATACATGCTCGTCGTGAGCTTGACGGTTTCGCCGTCCAGTTCGTCAAACCACGCGTCCCTTGCAATGTCATCGGGGAATTTAACAACGTCGTGGTAATCATCGTACCAATTCACGCGGCACAGCTTGATTACCGTGTTTGGCGTCCAAACATTGTAGTCGAAAACGTTGCGGTACTGTCCGTATACGCGCGTGTCCGTATCGGGGAACGTCGTTGCGTTTTGCAGATGTGGAAATTCCATATCGCGCCCTTTCCTATATATGAAAAATGAGTGGTGTTTCACATGAAGCACCACTCATTTTATACCATAGTCGAATCAGACTATTCGACGGTGAACGTGCATGTTGCGGAATGTTCCGTAGTCTTGCCGTTCGGATTGACATACGTGGCGGTACCCGTCACGGTAATGACATCACCGGCCACAAGGCCGTCACGCTGCACATGCAAGCGCGCTTGATCATCCACGAACGTATTGACGTTGAGGTCGAACGCCGCACCATGCGACTCAGCGCCGCTTGCGGCATGGTTCGCCGCAACCTCGTACGTCGCCGCGTTCGGCGCAACCTGGACGGCGGTGCCCGTCGGCTCGACGGTGGCGTTGAGCTTCGGTGTGAGCTGCATAAGGTCGCCCGCCTTGACGTTTCCCGTGGTCGGGGTCAACGTGAACCCGGTCACGGTCTGAGTCACAACCTTGATGGAAGTGCCCGCATCGGTGGTGAACAATGCGCACGGCGTAAACGGCGACACGCCATAAATGCCCCAATGGTTGAGATACAGCGTGTTGGAAAGTGTTTGCGGATTATAGAACTGAGTAGTGCCGTACAGCGTATCGCGAACCTGATACCAATCGGTCGAAACAAGCAACGCCACCGCACCGGGAATACCGAGACTTGGCACCTGAATAATACGATACGGCACGTCGGCCTTATCCAACTGGAACACAGCCGACAACGCGTCAACGTCGAGCGATGCGAGATATTCCGGTTCAATCAGCAACACCATTTGTTGCGGATTAGCATACGCCGGAATATCGGTGACGTTCAGCGCGTTGTACTGCGTTGACGGAAACTGCATACGGCCCGCGGTCGCACGCAATGCCTTAAGCAACGTCTTAGCAGTCGTTTCATCGCTCGGCACCGCATCAAGATGCACCTTGCAGAAACCAAGATTCTGCTCGTAATGACGAATCAGCGCAAGCATGATATTCATTTCATCATAATTGTCACTGTTGCGTGGCGTTTCCATAATCTGCGCAATGAAACGATTCAGACCGAAATCATCAACGAACGCTTGACGCAATTCGTCATCGGTCCATGAAATCGGATATTGGTCCTTGCGGTTCATTTCATAGAACCACACCGACGCTTCGGGGCGATGCATCTTCAAAAGGTCTTCCGCATCATCCTTGTATCCGTGCGCCTTAATCCACTTGACGGCTATTTCCTGTACGGTGCTGCCCCAATACAGATTTTCCTTTTTGAAAACCGAAAACGGGTTTTCAAACGGCGCGTTCTGCGCCATTACGGTGAGTCCGATACGATTGACCATGCTCCAAACACAGTCATTGAGATACTGCCGATTCATCGGGTCGAACAAATACCGCGCGGTGTTCGCAACACCGGTTTGTGTCGCGCTAGGCACGCGCTGTTGATAATCGTCGGTATTCTTAAGACGTACTTTATCCAAAATGGTTGCGTTATCTATCGCCATAATTCATCCTTTTTTTTTCAGAGCGTGTAATCGAGATTTTCCAAGTCCTCTGCCGCGGCTTGCGCGATTGCTTCCGCCGCGTCATCGTCGTTTTCCTTGACGGTCGCACCGTTTTCAACCATTTGCGCGACGGAATCAGTGAAATTGTCATAGATACCGTCGATACGTTCGCTGATTGCGTCCGTACGATCGCTTAGCGCACTTACCTTGTCCAGTACGTCGCGCAGCATGTCGCGCAAATCATCGAACTCGCCCACGCGATGCGTTTCGTCGGGGGTGAGGTCATCGCGTTCGGCGGTGGCCCTTTCCGCAGAGGTTTCGTCATTGTCATCCATTATTTTTCCTTTCATATATGAAAAAGTCGTACCGGTGTGTAGCCGGTACGACTCAAGAATAGCACACTTGCGACATGATTCACAGCGACGAACGGCGCGCTTTTCCCTCACGGCCATATCATTGGCGGAGTCAACCGTGGTTATCAACGATAATGTTTTAACATTCTCACTGTAACACCTCGTGTATGCCGTGTTTATTTTACGCCGAAATTTCTAAGCATTGCAATTACAGCGTGTTGCGTTTCCACCGTATCGTAGCGTAAATAGCCTAACGCATAATATGACGTAAGATTCCTAATCAAGTCTTTTGCAACATTTGCCGTAAGATAATTAAGTTTATTATCATCCGTCGTAATTGCAAAATATGGCACATGCGTGCCCGCGTCATATTTTGATGATGTGAAAACGTAGCCACAACGTAAATCAACATAAACACCGTATTCCCGTCGCAACCAACGGAAGACATAAGTAAGTTTAGCGTGGTTGTGCGGTTTTCCAATAAAATCAATATCATGATGCTTGAATTTATTTTTAGCGGTGACATCATCGTTATTTTTCATCATGCGGCCGGCGACTGTGTTTTTCGTTTTCTGTTCAGCGTATTTATCGTCTTCAACATAATCGAAAATACATGTCTTACCGTCAAGCCATTGCAAGCCAAACTCAGGCTCCAAGGGCACGTCATAATGTTTAAAATATGGGTTATATGCGTCGCACGCGTTACCTAATAAAAAGATTCGCGGTTTGCGCAGCTTGCTATCGTCGGCGCGTTCGCGCGTGACGGTATCTACAAGATTGGCTAATTGTTCATATTCGTTGCGCAAATAATGGTGATATATATCGTCAGGGTCTATGATAATTTCATCCATGCAAATGTTACGTACATTAACATATGTGCTTTTTTTCTTCTGCTGCTGTAATGATAATGGGATGAAATAACCACATGTCCGCCATTTTTTATCGCCATTACGACGTATTTCAGCCACCTTGTTATGTACCCTAAAATCGTAGTCGGGAAAAATATTGTCCTCTATTATCATGTCAAAATATTTTGCCGCCACGTCGTTATTTTCTTCGCGGTACCGTGTGACCTCAACAAAACAGATATTGTTTTTAATATAATCCTCTAACATGTACCGACGTACGCCGTACGTTTTACCGAGACCACGCGCGCCAATTATAAGATTTACGTCAGCGTTGCGCGGCAATATCTGTGTTCTAAGCCTCTCATAATAATATTTCGCCATCAATACTCACAATCATAGGTTTGCCGTCCCGCATAATAAGTTCGCGAGGCGTTGTTTCCGCATTCCTATTATACGTGTTTCGGATATATGTCAGATTCTCGCCGTTAGCTTGTTTATCCGATTCGCCTAGCCATCTGCCGGACGGATACAATGCTATAGCTTCAGGCGCGTCAACATGATATGTCGCGCCACGATAATCGGTGACGATTCCGACGTACCTGTCCCATACATGCGGTCGATTACGTTGCAATGTATGACAAATCTCATAATCTACCAAGACGTCATAACCGAGCGACATTTGTACGGTTTCCGCGAAACCGTGCCCCGCATGCATGACATCGGCTATAAAATCTTCAATAGTGTACACACCGTCCGGCCGCGGAAGTCCGGCGCAAGTGACATGTACGCGCCCGTTTTTGTCCAAACTGACGCGTGCTTTGTTCCACAATTCCATATGTTCGGCATAACGCGTGACACCGCCACAGTCCTCAACCTCGAATTTTCCGATATGGTCTAGCGTTGACGCCATGTCGGGCGCGGTGTTTCGGACACGTCGCATGGTGCGGTTGATCGCGTTTTCGATCGCGTTATGCAGCAGTTTGAGCGCGTCCAGCAATTCCGCATCGCTCACATCGTCATCGCAACTGATTTTCAGACTATCGGTATCGCCGCCCGTAACCACTACGCGAGCGCCGAAATGACGGTATATCAACATCATGGCTATCAAGAGGTGCATTCTGCTGCCCGCTACGATTCGCATACCGTACGTGTATAGGACGCGTGGTGTTTTCGGGCGTTTTTTCGTGAAATTCTCGGGAGTGCAGACCGTAGTCTTATCGACTTCAAGTTCGCCGGTTTCCGTCACGCGGTAATCGGCTTTCATCACGTCTTGTGCTTGTGTGCCGTATATGCCATTAAATTGCCCCTTAACAGTAGACCCGTAATAAGATTGCAGAAATTTCATGCTCAACGTGCCCTCTTTAGCGTCGCGTGCGATTCCCTCCGGTATCGAATCGGGTATTTCATTCGAGTATGCCGTTCCCTCATGATAATGTTTAATCAGGTTTTTCACGTCGGTTTTTCGTGCGAAAAGCATGTTTGATTGTAGGGTCACGTAATCGGGCGGGACAATCGTTTTAGTGGTGGCTTCACCATATAATACGTGCATTTCATCGTACTCATATACTTGTGCCACGTTCCATAATTCAATCTCGTTGACATGCAATATGCATTCGTCCGCGCTATACAATTTGCCGAACGCGTACATCGGTTTAACGGCACTGTCAACGTAACCGTGCGCCCTGACGCTGTTTTCCTGTGTTTTCGCGCGTTCGTTGTTGCTGTAATCGGTGTCCGCTTGCAACGTCTTTACGAATTTTGAGCGTGGGCAGATTGCAATGCCCCACGCGTCGAAACATGTGTTTTCACGCAACCTGAGATTCGTAAATTTCACAGCTACATGCAGTCCCGTAAGAAACGGGTCATCATAATTCGCCAATACGTCTTCAAGCGACGTGCCAATAATGCGTTCGCATGCGATTTGCAGAATATCCGTAGGTGTTGGCGCGAATTTCACCGGCAACCGGCGTCCGTTGATGAACGCGTGATGCATCGACGTTACATCCAAGGACGCGACATTATCCACGACAACGCTAGCGGTTTTAGCACTCGTAAACGTCAAACCGCCACGGAAACATGCCTTACGAAGCGCATACGATTTATAATCTTTCGGAAATTCCTGATTGCACGTCATCTCGAAAGCACGTTGCAAGGTGATTTTCTTACCACCTTGCAACGTGACGCGCCGTCCGCCAATCTCACGCCGCGCCATCTGCCGCACAAGCGATGTCTTGGTAAGCACGCGGCACCCCAGCATATCAGACGTAAGCCAATGGTTCGCACGTAGCAACCATTGCAGATATTGGGGTATCACTTGCACATCACGGCGTGCGTAAAACATTTCCTCTTCGGTCAACGGCGTTTCGGGCGTGCGCACAAGCGAGTAATCCCAATCGCCCACCGCTTTCGGCAATCCGCATGTTTCGCCCATCGCACGCAAACCGCCCATTTCCAAGTAAAACGTATCCCAAAAACGACACACCACGGTATCGTTAACAAGCAAGTCAAGCGTATACACGCTTGTAGCGGTCTGCGCGTTGACCTCAATCGCGTACGACTGCGCCAATTCCAACATAAGAGTCTGCATGTCAAACATGAGATTATAGGCCGCGATTATCGGAACATAACCGTGCGCACGCCCATATTCGATAAGATTGTCAATATACGTCAACGCTTCGGACGTGTATCGGTAAAACCGTACATCGTCCGTATCGGGGGTGTACGATTCCAGCGGCGTGTCACGCAAATCATTGAAAATGTACAATATCGGGTATGCACGCGTTTCGGCACCCGTGCCGATGTTCGTTGTTTCGGTGTCGAATATCGCCGCTACCTTAAATTCTCTGCGTTCTTTCATCGTATCACGTCGGGTGAAACCGCTAGCAACCATATCGGGCTTCCGCCGTCAACGTCCGTATAATCCTCCAATTCGCCCGTATGCGTTTTCATACGTTCGGCGTATCGCAACGCCTTTTCATTTCGTTCCATGATGGTATCAAAAAGTTCGCTTAAGGCATCAGCGTCATACGCTTTCATGATGGCTTCTAGTCGTTTGTTCGGCGGTACGTTCGATTTCTGCCATATGTTTTGTGTGTATCGCCAAAACACCTTGACTTTTTCCCGGCCAAGGTCTCCCAACGCGCTAGGCATTCCCCTGGATGCCATGCGCATTTCCTCACGAAAGATATTGAACGAACGCGCACGCTCCCTCGCACGCCCTTTACCGCCACGCACCTCGCCCACCTGTTGCACGAGCCTATCGGCGGTTTCGTTCGCACGCTGATACAGTTCGTCACGCATGACGCTATTACGGACACGGCCAACATACGTATGCTTCAACTGCGTTTCAAGCCGTTGAATGTAAGCACGCCGTGCGTTCGCTTCACTTTCGGGCATGTTGTCGGTAATGCTTTTTTTCAGACTGTTTATCGCGCGACGCACACGTTTGCGTTTCGCGGTCAATATGTCCGCTTGTTTATGCGCTCTAGGCATGTTCACCACCTTATATAAAAAAGTGCCATAACGTATTATGGCACTTTTGTTTCATTCCGAACTACTTGATTTCAAGCGATTTCGTGGAACGGCCACCGCCCAACGGGGTCTGCTTGACTGCAACGGTGATGCCGTCCGGCGCGTTGAAATCGGGGAACATGTCGTAGATGTCCAACACGCTGCGGTAGATTCCCTGTGACTGACTGAAATACGTCTGACCGTCCTTTCCGAAAAGATAGACGTTAGCGCATTTCTGACCGGTCTGAGAACGCACGCCCGGCGCGATATAAGCGCCGATAACCGTCAACGGTTTCGTGCCGCGCCCGTTCAGCGACAACGCGCTGTTACGTGCGTTGACGATGGCACGTTTTCCCTCGAACGTGCTGTTATCCATCGTACAAATATAACGATAGTTGTCAGCGGTGTTCTGTGCGGTTTCATTCACAGTGGTGTCGTTCATCTGTTCGTTTTCCTCGTTCATTTCAGTTCCTTTCAGAATTCAATATCGTTATCGTTGTCGTTGTCGTTGTCGTTGTCGTTGTCGTTGTCGTTGTCGTTGTCGTTGTCGTTGTCGGTGCCGGTTACGTCAGTCGCGACACGTTCGGCATGTTCGATGAACGTTTCAACGTCCATCACGTACACGATCTTATTGACCGTAATATCGTCAACCAACACGTTAACGATACCAGCGTCCATAAGCGCTTTAACGGCCATTTCAACGTTACGAACGTTTCCGGTGGTGTGGAACGTCTGTGCCACGCCGTCCCGGTCATAATAGCTTATGATGCTGTCAGCGATTACCTTACGAATCTTTCGCATGTTTGTTATCCTTTGTATCTGTTTTATGTCAACCATTTTTTGGCGACATAAATATTTATAGCACAAAAAATCGGCGTGCGCAAAAAGCAACACGCCGATTATTGATATTGATTCTCAATAACGCAAAATCTGCCCCGGATAAATCAAACTCGGGTTCGACAAACCGTTAAGCGACGCGACACGCGCCCAATCACCGCCGAACACCGACCACAGACTATCCCCGGACACAACCGTATACGTACGCGTCACGTACGGCTGCACAGCCACGCCACCGCCATAACACACGGTTTCGCCCGGATAAATCACATCCGGAATGCCCGACCCATAACCATGCCACGACTGCCACGGCAACAGCCCAGTGCGTTCAGCGATACCGGACAACGTGTCACCCGACGCAACCACCACGCAAACAGACTGCGACGCACTCCCACCGGCATTCCCCCCGGCGTTCGTTTCCGGCGCGGATACATTCGCGCCGTCACCATGCGCGTATGCATCCCACTGCCACCGTTCGCCCCGGAAATAATTCAAGTCCAAACGTCCCGCGTAGCCCGACACATACCCGTTCGACGTGTACTGACGCATTGCTTCACCATACGCACCGTACAGCCACGGCGCATCCTGATACCCAGTCACGGCCATAGACGCGTACTGTGCGACCCATACGCCGCAATGCTCACGCACATATGAGGTAAGCTGCCACAGCGCGGACGCCTGAACATAGACAAGCGGCCACACCTGTGTGCGGTCATGCACGCGACGAACCCACGTTTCAATCCACGCGCCATTACCAAAACTCAGGTTATCCTGAGACTCCCAGTCCAAAACAAGCACGGCATTCCCGACATATCCGCGCACGTTGTCTATGAAAAAGTCAGCTTCCATGTTCGCGTCACGCCCCATCGCGTAATGATATACGCCGATACTTTTGCCGCTATCCACTGCACGCCCCAGCTGATAGTTCGCCGCCTGATTCACGCCGTTGGTCAGACACATGTTGTTGAAACCGCCAACACCCCATGTGGCACCCGCCACGACGAAATCAGCGTCCAGCGCATACGTATCAATATCACACTGCCAATTACTCACATCCACTCCGCGCATATCAGCGCTTGCAGACGGCACAAAAAGCAACGACAACGACAACGACAACGAGCATACGCACGCCAACACGCTACGCCACATTCGTATCACCATTATCCCCCTTATTATTCTTGAGCAATGCAATAAGTTCTTCGGTCAACACATTGTTCTTAGTCATCAAATCGTTAAAATCGCTAAAAGTCGTGGCGATAAACCACGCCATACCACAACACGCGACAATCGGAAAACCGACACTTCCGACAACGGTTACAATCGAACTAATATCCATCAAACCACCCCACAAATAAAAAAAGGTCATGACACATCGAATGACATGCCATGACCCAATATATCACAATCGCGTGGCCTATCCGGGAATTGAACCCGGCACGCACATCTTATAAGGATGCCGCTCTAACCACTGAGCTAATAGGCCATCACATCACCCCTCCCACATATTCCGCCGCATCAAATCAACAATATCACGACAACACAAAAACACATAATCAGATACGGTTGAATCACATGTAAACCACTTCGTACCCATAGCAACAATCTTAGTACGACGTTCGCCATGAATCCTATAGCCCTTGATATAGTCGCATTTATTACGCTTGCAATACATGATTAATCTCTCTCTAACAAAGGCGCATTAGCCAATTCGATAGCATCGGTCAGAATATCGCCAACCTGTATATAATCGTCCGCATCATACGAACTTAAAGCGGTAGCATCGATTAGACCGTCCGGTGTGTAAAACTGAACATCGTAGCGCAATTCATACACGTCACGATGTGCACAATACCACAATTCAATATTACCGTTCTTGAACGCAGAGTTAAACGTGGCAACTTTTTTATCATTCTTAAGCATGATGAAACCTTTCGCAATCACCGATTAATCCGATACCCCAAACATATCGTACCCGGAACGTAAAACACGCCATCGTCAAGCACATCCCTAAGCCCATATGCATCAATGCAATCGACAAACCGAGTTTCGATTAAGCAATCGGACGCAATATCGACAAAATACACGAACACATCGTAAATACTATTCACGTTAAAATCAATTGAATTAGACAATGCTTCAATATTCATGAAACTCATTTTCATCACTCCTATTTTTCAATAGTGTTTATACTATCACTCTTCAATATATCACACACGCAACACGGCACGCCGCAACCGCACCCCAATCCCACGCACACATTCGCGTAGCACAACACGTTACACATGTCAAACCGACCCGGCGTGTCGCAGCTTAATGGGAACCATTCTCAAT